CATTCTGAAATTCCGCCACAGCCGGGGTATTAGACGGATACTGTGATGAATACCGGCAGAGGTTTGCGCAGGCGCGGTTAGCCGCATCCGGCCGCGCAACATCCGCAAACCCGCCAATCAGGTCACTGACAGACCCGAACAGATCCCCCGGCGCATTAATGAGATTTTGAGTGAGCCTTTCAGTCCCAGTGCCGCACCGAGCAGTAAGTTCATGCCGGAACCGGCAGGCAGGCTGCGGATACCGTTTACAATAGTGTTAAGGGTACTTTCAGCCGCATTTAAACGCTCAGTGAGGTAACTGACGTTATCTGTGAAGGCTTCCCAGTTCGCGGTGATATCGGCCAGTGTGCTGTCTGTCAGCGCGGAGCCGTCCAGCTCCGCCTCAGACGATACCACCGGGGCGGTATTGTCAGCCGCCGGAATAAAGGTGACTGAAAAGACAGCAGTACCACCGGTATAACAGGACTCGCGCACCGTCCACGTTTCAATCTGCACCTGTTGTTTTCGGTAATACGGATGGTCTATTTCTCCCGGCCCGTCTTCATCCAGCGCCTCAATCAGTGCCTCTTTTTTATCCAGATAATCATCACCGAACACCACGGCGGTAATGGCATATTCCCGCGTGGCCCGCCCCATATCTTCGGTTTCACCGTCATCACGCAGCGGGTATTCATGGCGCACCACACGGCGGCCACCGCTGACCGTGGCATCATCGACGATATAAAACGGCACGCCCCGGAATGAACCAAGGCCGGGAATAATCCGGCTGCGCCATGATGAATCACTGAAAAGAGACATTACCTGCTCAAATTCCATTACATTTTACTCCCGCCGCTGTATCCGGTATTGATCCGTAAATCGACATTTCTGACTGCACGGACTTTGTTTTCACCACCAAATCCGCAGCGGCTTCCACAATCACCCGGATTTGACCGTCAGGCGGTTTGACCGGCTCCGCCGGTTTGGCGGCCTCAGCCAGCTGCTGACCGGGATAGCCGGACGGCCAGTTGCCGAACGAATTGTTATTTTCCCCGGTCAGATACGGGGACGGTTGACGGGGTTCCTGAATTTTTTCATCGCGGCTGTACCACCAGTCAGCAACCGGAGCAGGTAACCAGCCGGGGCCTTTATCTGCATTCGGATAGTCCTTTTTCAGTTGTTCCCGGCGTTTCTCAATGTTTGCCAGAGCCTCTTCCTCTGATATAAGCGGAAGTGCGCCAGCCACAGAAAGGGCCTTACCTCTCAGGCCGTTAGTCATTCCCCTGTTAAAGTCAGAGCCTCCGCCACTGTTATCACGTCCCCGGCGATCGTCCTGCCAGTTGGTGACATAAACCGGCACCACAGAACTCCCGTCACCTAATCCGGCATCGCCTCCGGCGGCACCGCACCCGGGCCACCTTTACCCCCTTTAACAAAGTTGAGTATCTTATTACCGCCGCGCCATGCATAACGGGCGGCAACGGCCGCACCAATTGCATAGGCTGCTTTTTCAATGGTTTCCGCGTATTTGTCCAGTTCTTCCGGGGACAGGTCATTGATGGCATCCGCCAAATCCTGCACCGGTTTTGCCAGCTTCAGCTGTGCAAAACGCTCCCCGGCATTTGCCAGTGAGGTCATGGCACCATTGAAGGTCTGTACGTTCTGTGTGGCTTTCTCATCAAGAAAACCATCGCGGATATTGGCGGGGTTTGCGGCATCACGGAGTTGCGTCTGCTTTTGGGGATCGGCGAACGCCATCACTAACTTTAATGTATCTCCGGAAAACGCTTGTGAAAGATTTTTTTCCTTTCCATATCCTGCTTTCACAATTTCTGCCAGAAGGTCTGCAGGAGATTTAAGTTGCCCGTCTTTGCCTCTGGTATTAACACCTCCCCGCGACTTCAGTAATTTTTCACCATCCTTCGTACTGACTGCATCAAAAAAACCCTGAACAGCAGCAGATGCCTGTGCCGGGTCATCAAATTCCTGACTGGCAATCCGCATCAGCGCCATCATCTGCATCTGGTCTTCCAGACTTTTCCACGGGGTGCTTTTTCCCATAGAAGGCAGCGCATCAAGCTGTGTCTTTATATCGCCGGTGCCGACCTGTGACAGCGTGATAACGCCGTCGAGCCACTTGCGGATTTCTTCCGGTGATTTATACCCGGAGTTAAACATGGCACCCAGCTTTGTACCGGCAACTTCCGACTGAGTGCCGACACCAGTTATCAGTGACGCGATATTATCCAGCTGGGCGACAGTGGCATCGTAATTGTTTGTCTGCAGCAGAAACGCATTTGCCGCCTGCATCAGCTCAGAAGACGATAATTTCCGGTTACCGGCCACCCGGGTAATCTGCGCGTCAAGTGCATTCATCTGGTCAGCAGTCAGATTGTATTGTGTCCCCAGTTCAACCATTGCCTGCTGATGTTCGGCAACCCGCTTTGTGGCCATTGCCAGACCGCCGCCGGTCACGAACCCGACCAGCTTATTGTCAAACTTATCCAGAATGCTGTTGGCACCTGTCACCGCACCGGAAAACAGCCGCATAGAGCGGCTGCCTTCAGCACCGAAACTGCGGATGCTGGCCCCGACTGCCGGGCACGCTGGGTGACGTTCCCGACCAGATCAACAATAAATTTTGTTCTGTTCTCTGCGGTCATTATTGTTTCTCCGTAAGCCAGCCGTAATACACCCGTAATTTCGGCAGCGGCAGATTCATGGCCCAGTCAGGGCCGCCGCGTAACCGCAGGCCGACAAATAAGGCAGTGCGTTCAACGGCGCGAACGCACTGCAGACTATCGCCCCTCGTCAGCCGCCTGTTCTGCGGTTTCAGTGCCGCTGTGCGCTGCAGTTCGGCTTTATCCAGTAACAGCTCAATATCCGCCTGATGCAGTGTTTTCAGCATCTCCATCGGCAGCGGCCCCTGAATTTTACCGATACGGGCAACAGAACGGCGCAGCAGCTCAAACCCCATGCGGGACGGACTGGACAACAGCGCCGGGCCTTCGGGGTCATAACCATACGTTCACTGGCGGCTTCCGCCTCGATCATGTCACCGGCTGTCAGCTGGCGCAGCTCCGTATCAAACTGAAGCTCAGCGTCTTCCCCTTTGCCGTACGGCAGGCCGTGTGTTAACTGAAAATGCATAGTCAGATCTCCTTACATTCGACGGCGATAAATTCGGCTGAAATATCACCCTTGGCCGTCAGTGTGCTGTTACCGTCACACCAGGCATTCGCCAGCATAAATTTTTCGCCGGTATCGCACTGAAAGACGACAGTGCCGTCAACCATGTTTTTAATGGCGAACAGGCTCACACCCGGCCTCTGCGGAATGGTGCAGCTGACCCGCGCCTCTTTAGGGGTCTGCTGCCAGCCGTAAACACGGGAACCGATAACCGGGTCACGGCTCACACCGCCCGGCGTCAGCTGTGCCCCTTCTTTGGTCGGCAGTTCCTTACCGTTCATATGGATATAGGCAATACCGGTGTACTGATACGGACTTGTCATGGATTAATCCCTATAAAAGAAACTGAATGGCGTGGGCGTAAATACGGAACTGATTGACCAGATTCTCATTACTGCGCACGTTGATACGGTTACGGTCATTCTGATCACGTTCCACAATCAGGGTTTCACTGAATTGTGCGTAATCCTCAACCAGACCGGCATATTCCAGCTCAGAAAAGAGCGCCAGCAGTTCTGCACGGATAACCTGCGGGGTCACAATGGCCTGTCCCGGACTGACACGGATACCGTCATCCGCCAGCTTGTGACGCGGGAATTTCTGGGTGATGCGGGTACGGACGGCATAACGCAGATAGGACAGCGTGGCGATGGTTTCCACATCCAGATAACTGGGGTCAGGGGAACCAAAGGCATTCTCACGGTACATGGTGATCATGCGTTCAATCTGCACGTTACTGCCGGTGTCCACGGTGAACGTGGAAATCCCGTCATACAGCAGCAGGTTGCGCTCATTCAGCTGCCAGCGGTCACTGACTGACGGCGGCAGAAGTCCCGGTAACTGAAGCGTCTGAAGCGGACGGGCCGGGTCAGTGCTCAGGGAGCGGACAGCCACGGCGGCCAGCGTTGCGGCCCACAGATACGGCGGGTGCGGTGAAATGCCGGTTGCCAGCGTGGAAAACAGATAAGTCATTGCGGGACTGACCGAACGTGGACGCCTGCGCCAGTGTGCCGCGTTTGGCCATCCAGCAGATGCCGTCAATCATTTTCAGCGGCCCCCAGCGGCTGACCAGCTCATCACGCAGCAGGTTCAGGTTCGGGGTATCCGTGAACGGGTTCACCATGTAATTCCACCAGGTGTCACCGAACCCGGTGACTGCGTGCGACAAATCCGGATTACCGGTGGCTCCGCTCATGGCGGTGATGACCACATCAATCCCGGACGGCAGCATTTCGCCGGTGTAATAATTCACCCGGACATCAATATCATTGCCGGTTTCGCCTGACCATTTTGCTGTCAGCAGCACCGTATCGGCATCGCTATCCGTACCGGCTTCAGCCGTCACCGGAAGGTCGGTTTTTGCGCTGACGGCCGCAATGATTTTACCCGCTGCAGCAGCGGCATCATCACCGGCTTTCACTGTGACGCGAACCAGTGTTCCGGCAATCATCAGGGCAATCTGACCGGCCTGTGCAACCGTGCCTTTCACCTGGATTTACCGGTGGCTTTCACGCCGTCCGGGTCATCAGTCCACGGCAACCGCCCATAAATCAGCAAAGGCATTGGCACCGATAA